AGAAACTCGGGCATGTCCTGCATCCCGAGCTTCGCCGCGTCATCGGCAGACTTGCCCATGCGGTCGAGGGCCGCGCCGACGCCAGCGATAGCGGCGTACGCGGCGGCACTGGCAGCAGCGATAGCCGCGCCGCCCGTGATGACCTTCGCCGCAGACGCGCCGAAAGACGTGCCAAAAGATGACACGCTCGTCCGCGCCTTCGTCAGCGTCGAGGTGAAGTTGAGGTCGCGGAGTGTAATGACGGCTGCAATGCGGCCAAGGTTGCGGTCTGCCATGCAGGACGCTACCCGGACGTTTCCGGTTTTCGCACCACCGCGATGCGACGCAAGGCCCAGTACGCTTCGCGCATCCGCGCCTGCGCGTCTTGCTTCTGGAAGTCGGGGAACGGAAACGCGATGTGGTCGCTGGGCTTCGTCTTCGCGCCCACGCTCGCGGCGATGATGTGTTTCAGGCTCGCAAACTCGCAGCCGATTCGCTCGCGACCGCCCGGCCCGAATAGGTAGGCGTACCCGCGCCAGAGCGCAAGCTCCGCCCACCACGGCAAAGCCGCCTCCCCGCAGTCACGCAGGAAGGCGTTGATGGTGCATCCCAGAGATTCGCACTGTCGCAAGATGCCAACCACGGACGCGGCGGCGTGGCCCTGCGTCAGTCTTTTCCCTGATCGGCCTGTTCAGCCTTGGCAATCTTCGTCAACTCGTCTTGCAGGGGAACCGTCGTCCATGAAGGGAGATTCGCAAACGCGGACGGTTCGCCCATCGCGACAAGTTCGCCGCGTTCGTCACACAGCGAGAACGAGAGAGCGATGTGGACGGCTTTCAGGCCCTTCTCGTAATCGCTCGCGTCTTCCGTAGGCTGAAGGCGTGCAAGCGCCTTCTCCATCAGAACGTCTTCCTCTGCCGTGCGAGCGCGGAGGAAGCAGCCGGGCGGAAACACCCCGGCCAAAGCCGGGGGGAGTTGTTTCGGTGTCGGCTTGGCGAGGGCGAGAAGTGCGTCGCGGAGTTGTGATGCGGTCGTCATGTGGTCCTTTCCTTACGTGCCGGGGACGAAAACCATCGGGCCGTCGACGGCGAGTTCGAGCTGGATGCGTGCGTCCGAGTTGGCCTGACCATCCGGGGGAGGCGTGAGGCTGGCGATAAGGCCGCTGAATGTGAATTTGCCTTCAGCACCTGCCACGCCAACAAGCAGTTCGCAAGACTGAGCGGCTTGTGCCTGAAAGCCGCTGCCAGAAGGGGTCACGAGTGCCATCAGGGAAGTCATCAACGATTCGCTGTAGACGAGCGAGGCCGAAAGGTTGCCGACGTTCTTGATGCTTGCAGTCTTGCGCACCCAGCCGTCACCGCCAAAAGGCGTGTGCTCGTTGATGACGGTGCTGATGGTCGGAGCGGTGAGTTCGACGATGGTTGCATACGTGGTTGCGCCAACCTTCAAGTTCGTGATGACGTTGGAAAGTGCATACTGAGACATGTGCGTGTTCTCCTAGGGATAGGGCACGCTACCGGGACGTTGCGGAATTTCTCACGAGGGAGGCAGCCAGAGTTGCTTGCGGAACACCTTGAACGTCACGATGTTTTCCCAACCCTTCTGATCCGCGCCGCTCTGCGTCTCATACTCGAACGTCATCGACCAGTCCTCAAACATCCACGGGGAGTTCGACGAGTCTGTGATAACGCCTTCCAGCGTGGTGAGGATGTTCGCTTCCAACGCGCGGGCAACGCCGTATTCGTTGGCGTACGTCGCCACGTCGATGTACTCGACGATTCCAAGCACGCCTTGCGTCTGAGAGTTACGAGCGCCATGCACGGGTAAACGCTCCTGAGCGTCGCACGCGATGACGATGTAGGGGCGGGGCGCGTCTTGTGGGGCAGCACCCAGATAGATGCGGTCGCCTACAGCGTCCGTCACTTCAAAGTTAGCGAGCAGGGCCGTACGCGCTTCGGTTTCGAGGAATGCCATGCGTCACGCTACCCGCGCGTCACAGATTGGCTAGGCCGCGACCTGCAAGCATGATGTTTATCTCACGCTGAATCTCGTCAGCCAACACGCTCATGCACCGCTCGCGGACAGCCTCGATAGACCGTCGCCGGTAGTTCGTGGGGGTCACGCCGGGGTGCAGAATGTCCTTCTGCATCGGCTTGCGGTTGCGGTTGTATATCTGGTGCGGCCGCGCGCCACCGTCTACGAGGTGTTCATAGAACGCCGGACGGACCCGCATCGTCTGCTTGCCCCACTTCCCGCGCCGACGCGTCACGGTCTGGTGTTCTTTGTTGGGGCCAAGGATGGCGTAGGGGTAGCCCGTCGCACGCCCGGCGCGCTTTGGTGTCTTGATGACGTACTTCAACGCACGGCGCAACGCACCCGACTCACGCGGGACATTCATCTTCATCTCGCGGAGCAGGATGCGGGCGGCTTTGGTCATGCCGCGACGCACCGCGCGGTTACGCAGGCGCTGGGGTAGGCGTTCGAGTTTGGCGTTTATCTCCGTCAGGCCTTCGACGCTGATAGAGATGAACCCCCCTGCTCGCTTGGGCGCTTGCATTCAAACCTCCATGAGCGGCGGACCTTCGCCCGTCTGCGTCGTTCCACCCGTGCCCGGCACGCCGGTGACGGCGGGGATGGTTTCGGCGGGTTGGTTGTCCTGCCGGAAGCAGTTGAGGACTACGAGGTGATTGCGGAAGCTGTTGCGGTCAACGCCCGCGACGTGATAGATGTTGTCGCGGTAGACGAGGCGGCAGTTACCAGGCTCGACGGCAGCCAGCGGGTAGCGAACGAAGAAGTTCGCGCCAAACGATGTGACGATGCCCTCCGCCGTCACGGTTTCGCTACTGCTCGTCTGCTGCACGCCCGCATAGCGCAGCGGATCTGCGATGTCCGTCCACGCCGACGTGACCGGCTCGCCGATGGCGTTGACGGTCGCGGTGCGAGTCTGGATGCGGATGATTTCGCGCATCGCGCCGGGGTCAACGGGGCCGTTTGGTCGTGTCTGGAACATGCGTTAGGCTCCAAAGGCGCGCAGGCGGTAGGGTGCAAGCCACTCGTGCAAAGCGGCGACGTGTTTCTCGGGCATGGGCATGTTGCGGTTGTCGTAGTGGAAACTGGCGTGCAGCTTGATGGCGGTCTTTATTGCCTCTGGAACCTGCGACGCTGCCCCGTAGCCCACGGTGTAGGCGAAGCGAATCACGTTGCGAGCCTTCCAGCCGGTGCCCCCACGTCGCCGCCCGTCGCCCTCCGTGACCGTGGAGGGCCAACCACGCCCGGCAGCCACGGACGGGTAGACCGCCGCGTAGTCGTTGCGGTTGCCCGGCTCGACGAACCACGCGGACGAGGCGAGCACTACCCACTCGCCCGTGTCGTTCTGGTACTCCATCACCGGCGCCGGCGAGTCGGCAACCTTGCCGCCGGGGATGATCAGCGGCGCGTCTGCGTCGGGGAACGCGGGCGCGAACGCCTGCCAGCGTTGCGTGATGAGCGCGCGGCCGGTGTATTCCTCCACCCACTGACGGGCGGACGTGACGAGCAAGCCGAGAATGTCGTCGTCTGCCGTCGTGTCTTGGCGAACGAACTTGCGAATCTCGGCGATAGGCACCGGCTCGGAAGCGGGCTGCTCGACGATCTCGTATGGCGCGACCGCATCGGGCCTGTAGTCGTTGTACGTGCTCATGTCAGACGCTACACGGAGGGGGTGTTTTTTCTCTCCGCAATCGCCTTTTCAATCCGCTGCTTGGCAATCTCGCAATAGGCCGGATCGAGTTCGATGCCGATGAATTTGCGGCCAGTCTTCACGCATGCCACGCCTGTTGTGCCGCTGCCCATGAATGGGTCGAGGATGGTTTCGCCCGCATCGGTAAAGTCAGACACAAACTGCTCGTATAAAGCAACTGGTTTGCTTGTTGGGTGTCCTGATGAATTGACTTTCGGAACATCCCAAAACGCGTGTCTTCCCTTGCCGTTCCATCGTTTCTTGCCCGGCCTATGGCAAATTGCAACGGCCTCCCATCCTGTTCCAGGCC